CTAATGTTTATAGTAGCAGTAGCAGCAGTTTTGGAGCGAGGAACGTAACCTATATTACGAGCTAGTGATACAACATTTTCTCTTACTGTTGCAGAATCTAAAAATGACTCATTTACAACTAAATTAGCGTTGAATGCATTAATATAGGTATTATAGGCTAGAGTATCAATTAAAACAGAAAAATTAGAACCTTCAAAATCAAAATCAGTGAAAGTTGAGTTTGAACGAAGAAAATCTTTTATTTGTGCTTTGATATCTTCAAAGTCTAAATTTGTAAACTGAGTAAAGGGCATATTATCTCGTTGGTTCTAATAAAAAGGTAAATGATTGTGTTGGAACTTGCAATCCAACAATATCAAAAATTACAGTGACTTCCATAGAGTTAATATCAGGTTGAGAATTTACTTCAACACCTAAATTAGCAACTCTTGGCTCAAAATTAGAAACAGTAGAACGAATTTGGTCTTCAATTATCATTGCTGTATTCCTTGTATAGTTGGAAAACAAGGAACCTCTTATATCTGTACCTAAAAGTGATTCAAAAAACCTCTCACTAGGTATGGTTTCGACTAAATTTCTGACTGATCTAGTGATTGCTCGCTCATTTGTAAGCACAGGAAGATCTTTTGTCACTGGATGTGGTGAAAAAGACAAACTGATATCCTTAAATGCTCTTGATTTGCTTTGAATCGCCATTATTAACGCTTTTAGTTTTATTTATACCCTATCTTGCATAATCATTCATCACATAATCATCAGTATCAAAGTAATTAAGTAACCACCAAGCAACTGAACGTGGATTTTTGTTCCCGCAAGTGAAAATATCAAAGGAAACACAGTTTTTTTCTGGCCAAGTATGGCAAGAAAGATGACTTTCACCTAGAGTTATGGTACAAGTCACCCCATAAGGTTCAAATTGATGTGTATATGTATTTAAAACCTCTAAACCTTCAGTTTTACAAGCACTAACGCACACTTTTTCAATTTTATCCCTATCATTTAATTTCTCAAAGGGTACATTATACACTTCAACAAGTAGATGTGTGCCCATGTGAGCGTTTTTAACGTGTTTTTCCATCATTAATGAGTTTGTAGTCATCTTCAAGCACCTCTTTGAGGTAATTTTTGTCCCAATAATCGTAATAATTGGTTTTTGCAAGTTTTTCTCTTGCTTCTGTCAGTTCTTTTCGTGGTTGACACAACACTAAGTTGTATTTTCCATTACTTGTTTGTATTCCTTGTATGTATGTCTTCGTTTTTCCGTGATCTGCAATGAATTTGTAGTTAGGATAGTTGTGATTGTAGTCATCAACTGCATCATAAAGAAAATCTGCGTCAATATTATCTTCAACTATGTAAATTATAACGTCAAAATCAGAATTTGGCACAATTCGACTCAATTTCTGTTCTTGAATACTAAATTTAGCACCTGACGCATAAGGACATATTGCAAAATTACCTAATTCTGGTCGTATTTTGGATATTTCTTGTATCCAATGAAGTATGTACTTACTCTTCTTGTCTTTCATCAGGTGTTGTCCAGAAATAATCGTCACAATCACCTAATCGACCCCAGTTAACATCGTTCTCAACCTCAAAAATATGTGTTGATACTTTAAAATCAGGTATTTTAACATCTTGAGGTGTCATTGAGGTATCAAAGATGCGACATCGGTTGTTTGGATAGAGACAAAACTGTCCATTTCGTAATTGAATAAGATTAAATGACTTATGTTCATCAGGCATCTCACTTGTTGCAGTATCAACTTGGTCAGAATCGCCATGATAGTTGTCTAAAGTGCAAATATACTGCCCTTTTTGGTTTCCAAAGTGTCTTGTACGACATTCCCACTCCATTGGAGCTACAAATTGCTTGACAATCACTGTAAAATCATAGTCCATACAGTTCCAAAACTGCAAATTGACCAAATCCATATCAGGATCAGGTGTTTTTGGTCGTGATAGAAAAGCAGAGATGGGTAATTTATCATACATTGCTCCATATTCGGGTAAATACGTCTCAAAATAGAAAGCACGACCTTGAATTGACTTTGCACAGACCCATAAACCCTCTACAAACTCTCCGTGACCCGATTGAAAGTCCGTTAAATACTCTTTTCGTACAAATACCTTTTTAGTTGGTAAATTAGCGATTAATTTTGCCATTCGTCAAAGAAATTAGAAATCTCGTAACCCTGTAATTTTGATTTATAATCTGAGGACTCTCCCAGATAATAGTAATCATAACCTAATCTTTTATATAATGCAATCTCATTCTTGTTTGCAACGTGACCTAAACCTAACTTTTTATTTTTATAATTCCAAGCAAACTGGTCTGCCCAGACACTGTTCACACTCTTAAATTTATAAGCAAGCGTAAATGCTGCTAATTCATTTCCATCATAATATCCAATCACATCCGTATGCGGTATTTCAAACTCTTCACGGAATATCGGCACAGTATCTTCAAACTTCTTATAGAGAATATAGTCTTTGTATATCTCCAAGCACCTTTCAAAAGAAGAACTACCAAGAATACGATAGTTATGATATTCCTGATAGTTTGTTTCTTGAAGTCGGATGCGACAATACATTAACGACCCTGCCCTCTGTATCTTTTACGAGCCGAGTTACGGGAGGTCGCTGCGTATTTCGAGTGTTTTCCTCGCCCTTGACGAGTTTTTTTGGGTCTCGTCTCAGTTACATAAGTACTGCCCATCATTCCTGATCTTTTAGCCATTGTTTAGTGGTTCCTCAATATAAGGTTCATAAGTAATATCTTTTGATGTGAGTGTCTTATTGTAGTAACACTCAACTGCAAGGTCTTCCATAATGTTAAAGAGTTCTGACTCTGATACATTCCAGAAGATGACCTTGCCTTTTCGTAGGACGTTATAGCGGTCTCCTACTTTCTTTTCTTCTTGCGGTTTTCCCATTTGTTGAATACAAAAAGTCCGATTGCTACCCATAGTATAATTGTAAATCCTGTATGTGCTCCCATAGTTAACGATGTGGATTATAATACTGTAACATCAAAACAAGGATGAATATAATCACAAGTATTGTAACTACTATCATCATATCACTCTTGTCTTTTCGTGTCCGACTCTCACCTGTGGGTCACACCAGATTTCAAATCCTGCTTCTTTTGCATCGAGGCAGAATGATACATCTTCACCACACATATCTTGAACTTCTCCAGATTCAAATACCTGCATCTTTGGAGCAAACCAAGGATAAGGCATTTCTTTATGTTCAAAGACACCTTTCTTAATTAATAACCAACCGAAACCAGTATAGTCAACTGTAAATGGTTTCTTTCTTTTACTTATACTTTCAATCGTTTCATGATTCATCACACCACCGTTTGTGCGGAAATCATCTTCTTCTAACCAGTGTGCAACTGATGTTGTCTTTCCATCCTCTGTACAATACCAACCTGCAGCAATATCTTTATCCATCAGAAGAACCTGATAGAACTTCTCAACATTGAAAACAATATCACTATCAATCCATAACTGATAATCATACTTTAACTTTCCATCCCAAGGAAGTTGATCTGGACCTCGAAGAACGTTTGCACCAAGACACTTACATCGGGCAAAGTTTACCATTGATGAATAATCTTGACTAATTTGTATACTTGCACCACTTTGTACCAAATCGAAACAAAGAGATACGAAACTCTTTAAAAACTGATATGAGACACCTCGACCAGGTAAACAGAATACAACTGTCTTTCCTTTTATCATCTCTTTTGCTTTGGCATAATCAAACTCAGGTTTCGGTGCTGCCTTCTTTGGTTTTGGGTTCTTTGCTTTTACTGTAAATCCTTTCGCCATAATATGTTGTAATTACAATACTATTTTAACTCAGAATATGTATATTGTCAATCAAAATTAAGAAGGTGATGTAGACCGTACTGATATATTCCCAGAGATACTAATTCTCTCTTCCTTACAATCATAAAACGGATATACAGTATGCTTTAAGTTTGCAGGAAAGAATACCATTGTTCCTTCCATCTTTGGAGACATATAATAAGTATGAGTTGTAATCTTACCAAACTGATTTGTATAGACAAACTGAAAGTTAGATACTGTATTTGAAGTTGAATGAATACTTCGAGGAAGTTTCTTCTGATCTCTCCAATCAGTTGGTATCTTCATCCAGATTACAAAACTAAAAATACCTCCGTGATCGTGTAATGGATTGTAATCTCCTTCGTGTTGAAAATTTACCCACCAATCATTTAAATAGGTTTCCATATTTGATGTTGCCCACGGTAATAGTTTAATTTGATCAGTAAAGATTGAATTA